ACTTTGCCCGTCAGATGGCAACCACCTGCACTTTCGTTGATAACAAAGGTGCTGCACATCTGAAGAAAGTGTTTAATACCTTCATCAAAGTTGGTGCTGTTCTTAATGGTGAGGCACTGGCAATTGCTGGTAACTGTGACATCAACCTGATCCGTCTGTGGGCATTGGTGAAGTCAATCAAAGATGATTGTTTGTTCCTCTGCCGTAATGATGGTCCTGCAGCATACCTCTACGGTAACCGAATTGATGCCGAAGGTTATGTGATGACCAATGAGTTTGGTATGTTCAAACTGGTGAATCGTGAGGTCTTCAGTAACGCTAACTTCAACAACCAACGGTTTCAGTGTGCCAGTTGAGAAGGTGGCACACACCCCGTTGATCTGCCCCTCTGTGCCCCTATACTAAGAGCATCAAACGAAACGAACCAAATGCGCCTTGACGTGATCTGCCCTTCCGCTCCCTGGGAGAACACTACCACCGATGAGGATCGTGCCTGGGATCTCTGCCTCTCTCTGTCCGAAGAGTATGGGTACGCCCAGGTCCGTCAGAATGGTATGATCATCGGAGACTACACCAACGGAGGCGCCTGATGCGATCCCTGACCCGCTCCCGCTCTGCAGACTTCCACCGTGCTACCATGCTCAAACTCGTGATCGGTGCCACCCTGCTCTGGCTACTATGGGAACCGATCCGTCCCGTCCGCCATGTGACAGCTAGCGCACTGTACACTGCAGGTGACCTGATCGCCCGCTGACCCCTTAGAATTCTCTCAGTTCAAAGGAACCCCATGAAAGTCCAATCCATCGGCAGCAACCAAGCGGAAGTGTCCCTGGCAGACGGGACTGAGATCCTGTTCTCCTATGGCACCCCCGTTGCCGCCCTGGTGCCTGGCAAAGGGTGGATCCGCACCGCCTTCAAGCACAGCGTCACCACCTCCAAGCACGTTAACGCCTGGCTGCGGAAGAACTGCGGTGGCGACGTTGCCACTGTGCCACAATGGGATCTGGACCAACTGGTCGCCTTCTGATCCCCTGACCCCTTAGAATTCTCTCAGTTCAAACGACACACCAATGACTACCGCTCCGACCCGCCTCTCCGCCAACGCTGCCCGCTGCGCGATCTACGACCTGGCGGACCTGTACTCCTGGGAGACTGTCGCCTGTGAGATGATCGCCCGCATGTCTGGCGATGAGGCAAACGAATTCGTGGATGACTTCCGCCGCCTCTACGGGGAGGACTGACACTCCACAGACTGTCACACGGGGGGTCGGAACCCCCCACCCTGGCTCTATACTGATCAAGTCAACCACCGACACCCGACCGATGCGCTACAACCCCGCCACCGACCGCGCCATCTCCATCGATGAGATTGCCGCCCAGTGCCGCGCTGCCATCCTGAAGGCAGACCATGACCGCCAGCTGGATCGGATCGCTGACCGCCTCTATGATGAGGTGCTCGCCACCGCCCGCTGGGAGAATGACCTGCTGATCGCTGCCTGAACCCTTCTACCCTTCCAACCCTTTATCCTACCACACCATGACCCTGAACCTTGCCCTCTCCCTGCTCCGCCAAGGTCGCAACGGAGATCAGATCCTGCAGATTCTGGATACCATCACCAGCGACGTGACGGAGGCAAACATCGCTGATTGTGCTGCCCACTATGCTGCCATCTCTGAGGGAGTGTGACAGTCCGGGAACTGGTCCGGACCTATTGACCCGACCCCCCTCTACCGCTTACCATTACCTCAGTTCAAACAAAGGCAATGACCCTCACCGCTTCCGACGCCCTCGCCCTTGAGTTCTTCGAAGAGCAAATGCAGTATGTCAAAAACTTTGGTCTGAGCAACCTGGAGCGTGAGGAGCGCCGCCTGTTCAACCAAGGCAAAAAAGTTGCCGACAGCATCATGACCCTGGCGAAGGTCACCGCCAACCCCCGTACCGCTGAGGCGACCCGCTGGACCCCCGAAGAGTACGCTGCTCTGGCTACCGCCTACGTCCGCCACGGTGCTGATGAGCGTGCCTGCCTCTCTGAGTTCCGCTGCTACTCTGACCGCCACTCCGACTATGCCGTTCGTCTGGCGGTCAACTCCTGCAAATTCCTGGACACCAAAGTGAAGGACGCTAAGGGTCTGCATGACTACGCCAACGGTCTGCTCGCCGCTCTGCAGGAATTCGACGCCGACCGCTTCCAAGGTCGCCGCTGACCTGCTACAATACACTCACACGCAACCAACCCGATGCGCTTCTCTCCCGCCTCCCGCCTCAGCACCCGCGAAACCGTGTGGGTCGGTTACGCCAACGACGGCACGGTCATCGACAAGCGGCACCATGGGCACCCCGCCACCATCTGGTCTGCACAGTTTCAGGACGCGTTCCGCAATGATGTGAGGCAGGCGCAGTGGGGGTGACCCCCTGCACTGCGTGCGTGCTGGCAGCAGTTCCCCGTGCCCGGGTCCCCCCGTGGCGCGGGGCGCGTGTATATAAAACCCATGGGTCCCCTTAATCTATAAAGTCCTGCTTTCGCTAGCTCTTTATTCTTCTATATAAAAACAAAAACAAGAATCAAAGTACATGAAATGAAAAAAAATTCCGGAGATAATTTGAGGGTTGTACAGGTCGATCCAATTACGGGTGAGTATTATATTACAATACCTGAGTGGATGATGAATGAGTTATCATGGTATGAGGATACTGAGGTTGAATTTAAACTTGAAGGAGACGAGATTGTCATTTCTGAGAGGAATTGACATTGACTAGATAATACTGTATGATATGAAAGTAACTACACTCAATTATGGCTAAAGGATTTACTGTAAAAGCAAAGTCGCCCATTGTAAAGGAAGAGGAAGAGTTCGATTACAATAAAGCACGGGAGATGATCCGTGGTAAAGCAATTGTATTCTGTCTTCCTGGAAGAGGAGTTTCATACACGTTTCTGAAGAACTTTGTGCAACTCTGTTTTGATATTGTTCAGAGCGGGGCAAGCATTCAGATCTCGCAGGATTATTCATCGATGGTAAACTTTGCACGATGCAAGTGTTTAGGTGCGAATGTACTGCGTGGACCTGATCAAATTCCCTGGGATGGAAAGTTGAAGTATGACTATCAATTGTGGATTGATAGTGATATTGTGTTTAATACTGAAAAGTTTTATCAATTAATTTTACTGGATAAGGATATCTCATCTGGTTGGTATTGTACGGAAGACGGTCACACGACTTCTGTGGCACACTGGATGGAGGAAGATGATTTCCGTAATAATGGTGGTGTCATGAACCATGAGACATTGGAAACGATGTCAAAGCGTAAGAAACCATTTACTGTTGATTATGCTGGATTTGGATGGTTGATGATTAAGCATGGTGTGTTTGAACATCCTGAGATTAAGTATCCTTGGTTTGCACCGAAGATGCAAGTCTTTGAATCTGGTGAAGTACAGGATATGTGTGGAGAAGACGTATCATTCTGTTTGGATGCAAAGGAAGCAGGTTTTGAAATCTGGTGTGATCCTCGCATCCGCGTTGGACACGAGAAGACAAGAATCATTTGATGGCTAACGAACGCTATAATATTCTCTGTAAAGGGAGAAGAATTTATACTTCACTGACACAGGAAGAATATTTCAATGTTATGGAGGATCTGTCGATTGAATATTATCAGACAGGTTCTCCACAACCTGAAGATCTTGAAACTGAAATTTTATTGGAGAAACATCAATGGCAAAAGCAAAAGTTGGTCTGAATAAGAGCTCTTATATTCCTGGACCACCCAAGAAGTCTCGCCAAGGCGCGGGCATGGGAACTAAATATGCCGCCTCTTCTCGCAATGGGGCACGGAAAAAATATCGCGGACAAGGGAAAGGTTGATGAAAGAACTTGAGGACTGGATTAAAACAATACAGCGTTCTCATCCAAACCTCAAGGGGCATTCGATCTGTCCATTTGCAAAGGCAAATACCTATAAGATTATACAATGTTCAATTAACGACATTAAACCTCTTGATGAAGAGTTTGGTGTCGTTATTTTTGTTGTTGAGGATGATCTAGATTTAGATTACGGATACCAGAAGATTGAAGAGTTAAATGAACAATACCCAATCTATAAATTCTTTGATGATTTTAGAGATGAACCGAGTTTTATACATGGAGTTCAAACTAATAATGGAATGTATAATCTGATCTTATATCAAAATGCTGAATTTTTAACTAAAATGCGGCATATTTTAGCAAAGACAAATTATTATGACTTATGGGATGACGAATATCTCCAAAAAATTCTTGAAAAGGATTATGAAAGTGTTCAGACCATCCGAAAAAATAAGAAATAAATAAATTTTTACTAAAAAATTGAGTTGAAACAGCATTCGATGGGCAAACACCTGCTCCTAGAGGTGTATAATGTGGACTTTGATCTGATTAATGACGTAGAATCGCTACAGAGCGTCATGATTAGAGGCATTGAACGTGCGAAGATGACGATTTTGAACACGTTTTCACATTGTTTTCTTCCACAAGGGTGTACGGTTGTCATTGCACTGTCAGAAAGTCATGTTTCTTGTCATACTTGGCCAGAGAATGGATGTTTAGCGGTTGATGTTTATACTTGTGGTGAAGGAAATCCCCGTTTAATTGCTCTTGAAATCTTAAAATACCTAAATTCCAACTCATATAAGTTGCGTGAAGTTGAACGTTAAATAGAAATAAGGAGATAGCAACCTCCTTTATAAAAGTTCTGTTTTATTCACTTAAAACAGGAGCTAAAATGTCTAATTTACCCGTTGATAGAGACCCCAATTACATGAGAGAGATGTGGGGTACTGCGAAGTTAATTACAGATTATGATGCAACACCACCAAAAAGAGTGATTCAAGAGGTTATGCACGACTTGGCACCTAAGCATGACCTTAAAAAACAAGTGGAATTGCATGAAAAGATCCGTAATGATGAAGACTATGATGATTGGGAGTATGGCACTGAGCCAAACTATGGATCTCCCTGGCACTGAATATAAATAAAGCAAGAAAACTTTCTGACCAATGGCAAATAGCAGGGTATCAAGGGCTTTTAAGGACATTAGTTTGTCCTTTGAGCCCCACCCTGTAACAAAAGATCTGCCTATTTTGAAAAATGAAGCGGCAATTCGTCGTTCTGTGAGAAATTTGGTTGAAACCATACCTACTGAAAGGTTTTTTAACTCATTACTTGGTTCAAACGTCCGTTCAAGTCTCTTCGATTTCGTTGATTTTGGAACGGCATCGGTCATTCAAGACCAAA